CACTCGTGAAAAAACAAAGAGGGCACAACCTTGGCGCCCACCGTCAAGCTTAGAAGCGCCACCTGCGCCTCCGGGATTTAAACATAGGTGGATAAGAGCTGAAACATTAGGAACTGAAGACAGAAAGAATATGGCTGGAAGACTTCGTGAAGGATTTGAGCTAGTTCGAGCTGACGAGTTTCCTGATTTTCACGCACCTACAATAGAAAATGGAACGCACGCTGGTGTTATAGGAGTTGGTGGATTATTGCTTGCTCGTATACCAGAAGAAATTGTTGAACAAAGAGCAGAGTATTTTGCTGAACAAACTAAGACGCAAGAAGAATCTGTAGAAAACAATTTATTCAAAGAGCAGCATAGAAGTATGCCTATTTCTGCTGACAGGCAAAGTAGGGTTACTTTTGGTAGTGGTAGAGGCAACGACAAAAATTAAATTTTTGTTATGAGTCCTATCACTTTTTAAACTAACTGGTTAAGGAGGACTTATAACCATGGCAAACAAAGACGCACCATTCGGTTTTAGACCTGCAAAGATGTTGGGTGGAGCACCTTTTAATAACGGCCAAACAAGTTATGGCATAGCAAGTGGATATAACACAAATATATTTACAGGCGATGCTGTTGAATTGCACACAGACGGTACTGTTACCGTAGGAGCTGCAGGAGCGACAAACTTAATTGGCGTATTTAATGGATGTTTTTACACTGACTCAACAGGTAAACCGACATACTCAAAATACTGGCCAGCTGACACAGTGGCTAGTGATGCAGTAGCATTTGTCATCGATGATCCAAACGTGATCTTCGTGGCACAAGAAGACAGCACCAATATTGGAGCCTCATGGCCTGCCAATAGAGGATCGAATGCTGACTTAGTATCAACACACGCAGGTAGTGTAAAAACAGGTAGATCTGGTATGGAACTAGATTCTAGCTCAATCACTGCTGCAACAGCACAATTTAGGATAATTGACCTTGACACTGATGAGTACAACAATGAATCATCAAGTGCTAACGGAAACTATCTCGTTAGAATTAACGAAGGTCTTCATTATGCTAACACTGCTGGTATTTAATAGGAAGGACTAAAAAATGGCTATATCAAGAAGTCAACTCGTCAAAGAGTTAGAACCTGGTCTTAATGCATTATTTGGTCTTGAATATGCAAGATACGAGCAGGAGTGGTCAGAAATTTTTGACACAGAAACTTCAGACAGAGCGTTTGAAGAAGAAGTAGAACTTTCTGGCTTTGGTAGTGCACCAGTTAAAGCTGAAGGAGCAAGCGTACAATTTGACGATGCAACTGAGGCTTTTACTAGTCGTTACTCACACGAAACAATTGCTTTAGCATTTGCTATTACTGAGGAAGCAGTAGAGGACAACCTTTACGATAGCCTAAGTTCTAGATACACAAAGGCTTTAGCACGTTCAATGGCTAACGCTAAAGAAATTAAGGGTGCTAATGTTCTTAACAGAGCATTTAACTCTTCTTTCACAGGCGGAGACGGTGTTGAATTATGTTCAACTGCACACTTAACAGTTGCAGGTGGCAACTATGCCAACGAACTATCAACATCTGCTGATTTAAATGAAACATCATTAGAGCAGTCATTAATTGACATCGCTGGTTTCATTGACAATCGTGGACTAAAAATCGCTGTAAAGGCAACTAAGATGATCATTCCAGTAAATCTTCAGTTCGTAGCTGAAAGATTAATGAAGAGTCAGTTAAGAACAGCAACATCAGATAATGATATTAACGCTATCGGCAACATGGGCATGATCCCAGGCGGATATGTAATCAATCATTATTTAACTGATACAGATGCATTCTTCTTAAAAACTGATGCTCCAAATGGTTTGAAGCATTTTACACGTGCCCCAATCAAAACTTCTATGGAAGGCGATTTTGATACAGGTAACGTAAGATACAAAGCTAGAGAGAGATATTCATTTGGATTCTCTGATCCTAGAGGTATCTTTGGCTCACCAGGCGCATAATCTAAAAAACTAGAATGGGCGTTTATCGCCCATTCTTTCTTGCAAAATATTTCAAAAAAAGTATATATTAAATATAGTTACATAGACTGCTTATGCAGACGATATAGAGACTATGTAACAAGGTCTATATAACCAAGGAGGTTTAAAATGGCTAACTCAACATTTAGCGGTCCAGTAAGATCAGAGGGTGGTTTTAATGTAATTAATAAAGCTACTGCTACTGGTGCTATTACAGAAACAGGTTTTTCTGTAAACTCTACTGGTCAACTAGTTTCTATGGGAACTAGAAAAATACAATCATTTGTAGGTACATTAGCTAGTACAGACGCAGCATCAACAGCATATGGTGATGGTGATGTTCTAGTAGAATTAGGTGCACTTAATACAGACGCACCTGATGGCTTAGTAACACCTAGCAAATTTTTTATACACAAAGCATTGATTGGTATAACCACAGCTGCAGGTGAAACTTTAGTTGGTGGATTATCATTAAGTGCAACTTCTGGCACAGCTACAAATACAGCTGTATCATCTGGAACAGAAATAGTTGGTGCAGGTGTTGCATCTTTTAATCCAAGAATTTCTGCCACAGATTCAGTAACAGAGGTAGACATCAACTTTAACAACACAGCAGGTAACTATCATGTGTTTGCACCAAATGTTTCAGCAGCTATTGCAAGTAAAAATTTATACGCTTTTGCAACAACCGCTGTAAATGCAGACGTTACAGCAGGTAGATTTACTGTTGAATTAGAGTACTCAGTATATTAATAATTAGTGAGGGTGGTGCTGGGTTATAGGCCACCCTCACAGTTTCTTAATTAAGGAGGGAAACAATGGCAGATACAGTAACAGGACCAACAATACTACAACAAAACGACAATCGTGTTGTCATTAAAATGGTTGTACAATCAGATGGATCAGGTAGCACAACAGTCATGGGAGATGTGTCAGCATTAGCTGCACGTGGAGACGGAACTGCTGTAGCACATTTAGGCTTATTAAGGGTTTGGTATTCTTGTCAAGGTGGTGATGGAGGCAACTCTTTTGCACGTTTAGATGAAGAAGACTCAGATGGAGATATTCCTATAATTGGATTAACAGGCGCAGGCTATTGGGATTTTAGAGAGTTTGGTGGTATTCCAGCAGACAAATCTAGTAATAGTAATGAAAGCGATGTAAATTTTGTTGTACCAAGCACAGCTGATTCAGGCAACATGTATACAGTTATAGCAGAGTTTCAAAAGATATATTAGGAGTAAAATATGCCTACATACTCAGGTACTAACGCATTTACTCTTACAATCGAAGAGGTCATAGCAGAATCATATGAAAGATGTGGTCTATTTGTTAGATCAGGATATGATTTAAAAACGTCAAGACGCTCTTTGAATTTATTGTTTGCTGAGTGGGCAAACAGAGGATTAAATCTTTGGACGATAGAACAAAGAACTAAGACCTTATCAGCAGGTACTTCATCATATGACTTAGATACAGATTTAGTAGATATTTTATCTGCTGTTGTAACTGAAGCTAGTGACACTACAGTAGATAGACAAATAGAAAGAATCAGCAGGGCTGAGTATTTAAACATATCAAAAAAATCTACCTCAGCATCTCCAACACAATTTTATATTGAACGCACAATAACACCAAAGTTGTATGTATATCCAACACCTGATTCTGCTGATGTTTTTAAATATTATGCAATGACAAGAATACAGGACGCAGGAGCGTACACAAATAACCCTGAGATACCTTTTAGATTTTTACCGTGTTTAGTATCAGGTTTAGCATATTACATAGCTATGAAAAAAGCACCTGATAGAATTGGTTTATTAAAACAAGTTTATGAAGATGAATGGATGAGAGCATCTTCAGAAGATAGCACAAGATCAGGAATAAAAATTGTACCTGATGTAGGAGTAATATAATGGCTAGAGCTAGTGGTAAATATGCAAAAGCAATATCTGATAGAAGTGGTTTTGCGTTTCCATATAAAGAAATGATTAAAGAACATGATGGTGTTCTTGTTCATAAATCAGAGTTCGAACCAGAACATCCACAAGAAGACAATCCTGCAACACATAGAGCAGACGCAGAGGCATTGAAAGACGCCAGGCCAGATAGATCTGAGCCTGTTATAGTATTTTTAGGTAGAACTTTTTTTGATCAAAATAATACTATGGTGCCTCAAACACATAAACCTGCAATAGTAAAAGTAAGTGTAAGTGAGGTAACGGTGAGTATATCATGACAACATATTCAGAATTAGTAACACAGATTAGAGACTATACAGAAGTTAGTTCAGACGTTTTAACAGATACAATAGTTAATGATTTTATTGAACATACAGAAAATAGGATATTTAGGGATGTTGATATAGATGTTTTTAAATCTAATCAAACAGCAAATTTAACTGCATCTAATCCTTTTGTATCATTACCAGGTGGTTCTTCACCAGATCCAACATCTTTAGGAACTATAAGAACTATGCATATTTTTCCTGCAACTGGCACGCCTACCAGAACAATGCTAGAACAAAGGGACGTATCTTTTATGACAGAGTATGCACCTGACAGGACAGCAACTGGCGAGCCTGTATATTGGGCATGGTGGGATCACAACTCTTTAATAGTTGCACCTACACCAGATCTTGCATATAATGTGGAACTGGGAATTACAAGATTACCAACAAGGTTATCTAGTACTAACACTTCATCTTGGATAGGCAGTAATGCACCAAGTGCTTTGTTATACGGATGTCTTGCCGAAGCCTTTAAATTTTTAAAAGGCCCAGCAGAAATGCTGCAACTCTACGAACAATCTTATCAAAGATCTATACAAGAATTAGCTATAGAACAACAAGGTAGACATCGTAGAGATGAATATATGCATGGGGCAATAAGATTGCCTATTAAATCAACAAGTCCATAAGGAGGATAAAAAATGGCAATAACACAAGCTGTGTGCACAAGTTTTAAGCAAGAACTTTTAACTGGCACTCATAACTTTACAGCAACAACAGGTGATACCTTTAAGATTGCATTGTATACAAGTTCAGCTTCTTTGGATGCTTCAACAACTGCTTTTAGCACATCTAATGAAGTATCTGATTCAGGGACTTACAGTTCAGGTGGTGGTTCATTAACTAGTGTTACACCAACCACATCTGGTACAACCGCTATTTGTGATTTTTCAGACATATCTTTTACTTCTGCAACCATAACAGCAAGAGGAGCTTTAATTTATAATAGTAGTGACTCTAACAAAGCAGTGGCAGTTTTAGATTTTGGTGGAGATAAAACATCTACAAGTGGTACATTTACAATACAGTTTCCAACTGCTGACGCTAGTAACGCTATATTGAGATTAGCATAGGAGAAATAAATGGCATTAGTCATTAATGATAGAGTAAAAGAAACAACAACTACAACAGGCACAGGTGCTGTATCCTTAGGTGGTGCGGTTACTGGGTTTGAAACTTTTGCAGCTGGTATTGGTAATTCTAATACAGTTTATTATTGTATTGCACATCAAGACCAGGCTGAATTTGAAGTGGGTTTAGGAACATTAGACGGTGATAGTTCTGATCTTACAAGAACTACAGTAATATCTAGTTCTAATAGTGATAGTGCCGTTAATTTTAGTTCTGGCACAAAAGATGTTTTTTGTACCTTACCTGCAAGTAAATTAATTTTTGAAGATGGTAGTAACAATGTTGCATTTGCTGGTGCTGTAACAGGCATTACAAATCTTACTGCGTCTGGTGAATTAGATGCAGCCTCTTTAGACATTTCAGGTAACGCAGACATTGATGGCACATTAGAGGCTGACGCAATAACATTAAATGGCACTGCTCTATCCTCTGTTTTTGCTAGTTTATCAGGTGATAATACTTTTACAGGTGACATTAGTGTAGGGGATGACCTTACAGTTTTAGGTGGAGTGATTGAATTTAAATCAAATAGTGGCTCTCCTGCATCTCTTAAAATGTATTGTGAGTCATCAAATGCTCACTTTCAAACATTACAACCACAACCACACTCAGCTAGTGCTAGTAACACTTTAAGATTACCTAATAGTGGAAGTAGTGATACACAAGATTTGGTCGCTGTTGATATTACACAAACACTTACAAATAAAAGATTAACTTCTCCAAAACTTAATGAAGATGTAGCTATTACAGCTACAGCTACCGAAGTAAATATTTTAGATGGTGTGACTTCAACAACTGCTGAGTTAAATATATTAGACGGTGTTACATCTACTGCGGCTGAATTGAATATTTTAGATGGTGTAACAAGCACAGCTACAGAATTAAATATCATGGATGGTAATACATCTGCTTCATCTACAACCTTAGTAGATGCCGATAGAGTGGTTACTAATGATGCAGGAACGATGAAGCAAGTTGCTTTATCAGACGTAAAAACATATTTATCTAGTGCAG